GGACTGCAAAGCACTATCAACAGGCTAAAAAAAACGGGCGATGATATAGCCAAAGAGGTAGATGCTGAATTTGCCGCAGGGGCAGAAAAAATATCGACAAGTGCCAAACGTCTTTGCCCTGTTGATACTGGATTGTTGAGGTCAAGCATTAGTGCAAGTAGGGTTAGTTTTCTGGAATTTGAAATAGTAGCTCAAAAAGACTACGCTGCTTATGTAGAGTTCGGCACTAAGTCAAACGTAACAATACCAAAAGGATTAGAGGCATATGCTAAAAGATTCCAAAGGGGTGACGGCACAGGTCAGGGCGTTAGAGCTCAGCCTTATTTCTTTCCGAGCGTGTACGCATATCAGCCTGTAATTGTGAAAAACATTATAAAACTACTTCGTGAAAAACGCAAGTAAAGCACTAAGAACCGCATTTAAGAACGTCCTGAGTGGGATTACCTACAACGGCTATACTATACCCGTTTACGAGAATCTTCCCGTTAATACAACCGGAAACTACTACATAGAACTAACCACTATCCAAGAAGGCAACGAGGCTAATGATGCTAAGTTTATAAGGAGCGTGGTGATTAACGTGGAGGTTTATGTAAGGCAGAATATGTACCAGAACTATGATGCAGTAGAGGAAATCTCAGAGGATGTCATGGAAAGGATTTTGCCACTTATCGGAGGCGGGGCGGGTTCAATGAGTTCCAATGACTTTCAAATAGGACACATTCAATTAGAATCAACAAGGATTTTAGACGAAAGAGATACCAACGGGGAATACATAACAAGAAAAATATTAACATTTAATCAATTACTAATTCAATACTAATGGCACAAATTACAAGTTCTAACCAACCCATTGAGGTTGATGTAGCGGGCGGAGTATCTTACAAAACGCTTGTTTGCGTTTCATCTGGAACAGTAGATGGAACAGTTGAAGTTTCGGAAGAGCCAACCGATTGCGGCACACTTACAAGTGTGGGAAGTGTTTCATACACGATCACAGCAGAAGCATTGTGTGAAACTGCTCCAACCGTATCACAGGTATCTTATGCAAGCCTTTTGACTGCGTTTAACAACAAATCAACTGTGTCCGTAAGGGTACAAAATCCGGTTGTTGCTGGTTCATCTTTAGGAGCTGCTTACTATCATCAATTTTCTGCAAAAGTTACTGCTTTGTCATTGAACAAGTCAAGTTCAGCGGCTTACATTTCTTTTTCAGTTACCTTTCAATCAGATGGCGTAATCGACATAACTCCATAATATGAATTACACAAAACTTAACATAAACGAAACCGAAGTAGGGCTAAAATTTGGGATGCACTCAGCAAGATACCTTTCTGAGAAGCTAACAAATGGGTTCTGCTTTTCTGGAAATGAAATAAATGAAATTGGCATTGCCCATGTTATTTATTCAGGCTACTTGAATAATTGTGCCGTCAAAGAAATAAACCCAGAACTAACATTTGAGGGGGTGGTTGACTTTGTTGAATCCTGTATAGGAGATGATGACAAAGTTGCCGCCCTGACAAGTGTTATCAAGGTTTGGAGCGAGTGCCAATTATTGAAAGGCGAAGACACAAAAAAAAAGAGTCCTTTGAAGAAGTCGAAAAGTTAGCATACGAAATGGGGTTGAGGCCTGTTGATTTTTACAGCGTATCACCAAAAGAGTTTATGCTAATGGCTGAAGGGTATAGGGCGAGGCGTATAGACGATTATAAGCTAAACCGGAACATTATATTCATGATGGCTCGACTGTGGAGTAGTAAGCCCCCTAATAGTCCAAATGACTTATGGGATTTAGGTGATGAAGTGGTACAGAGTTCTGACGATGAACTGGCAAAATTATTTGAAGCAGTAAAAAACAAAAATGGCTGAAGAAGGTCTGCGGATAAAAATAGGTGCTGATGTAGTTGAGTTCAACAAATCTATTAACGAGGTAGAGAAAGAACTTAAAGACTTAGGCAAAGCAGCTAAAGACCTTAGGGGTGGTGCATTAGTTGAAGCTAATAAACAATTAGACACTTTAGCGCAAACTGCTCAGAAGCTGAGAAATGTAGGTAGAACTGGATTTGATGAGTTTGGCGAAGCGGCAAGGCAAGTAATCCCAAACATACAAGCAGCGAGTGTTGCGGTAAAAGAATTTGGTTTTACAATTGACAGAATTGGTGGTAGGAAGTTTTCGCTATTTAATAGCGTAGCCGATGCAAAAGCAGCAGCATCAACATTTAAGTCATTAGGAGCTTTACAATCTCAGTTAGGCAGGTTTGAGGATGCTTTATTAAAAGCAACAAATCCTACAAGCTTCAATAGGCTAACAAAAGCTATTGATGCGACAAAGGAGAGAATACAGATATTGAAAGACCCGCTAAGTGTAATAAATGGGTCTTTAGATAAACTTGGAGGCAAGGGTGCAACCAATACCAACAGAGCATCATTTGCTTTGCAGAACTTAGGCAGGGTTGCGCAGGATGCTCCCTTTGGGTTTATTGGAATTCAGAATAACATTGAACCGCTTATACAATCATTCCAAGCACTTAAAACACAATCAGGAAGCACGAGCGGGGCATTAAAAGCATTAGCGGGTGGTCTTTTGGGTGCTGGTGGTGTGCTATTGGGTTTTTCTTTGGTTACTTCTGCCATTACAGTAGCTGTTCAAAAGTACGGGTCATTATCAAAGGCACTTCAGGCGTTAACATCAAGCGGAAAAGATTGGTATAAGGCTCAACAGGAAACATTAGCCATCCAAAAAGAAGCAACCGAAGCATCGGGGCGAGATGTAGCTAAACTAAAGTTCCTTTCAGCGATCATATCCGACAACACACAAGCAACAGAGGCTCGTAAAGGGGCATTAGGTAAGCTAAGGGAAGAATATGGGCCATACCTAAAGAATGTAACAGATGAGGCTTTTCTAAGCGGCAAGGCGGCCTCAGAAATAGAAAGAACTACACAGGCGCTTTTAAATAAAGCTTTAGCATTAGCATCAGAAAACAAATTAGCAGAAGTAGCGGGTAAGCAGTTAGATGCACAGCTAAAGTTGGTTGATGTCCTTACTAAATTAGGAAGTGCAGAAGATGAACTAAGAAAAGCAAGGGAAAGGTCTATTAATGAAGGGCCAAAAGGTATTGCCGCAGTAGATACAAGGGTATCGGCTTTAGAGAATCAAGTAGATTCATTTAAGGGACAAGCTGAAGATTTGATCGGGGTATCTGGTGATTTAAGAAAAGGTTTTGACAGAATATTAGAAGCGAGTACAAACTTTAGTAGGGCAGCAACTAACATTTTTAAGGGGAAGCCAATCAAAGTTCCAAAGGTAGAAATACCTAAAACAGATAAAATAACCGCAAAAGTAGATACCCTTTCCCTTGAGGTTGCCACAGTAGAATTTAGCAAAGGTCAACCTGCATTAGAGGCGGCATTAGAAAAGCTGAGAAAGGAAACGATTGCTAATACTAACCCGACCGAGGGCATCCCATTAAACCTTACTATCCCACAGGCTGCATTTGATGCACTCAGAAAGTTTGGCGAAGATGCTAATTGGAAACTAATACAAGAAAAAAGTCAATCTATTATAACTCAATTTGATAAGTTTTTAACTCCCGTAATCAATACTGCTTTCGAAGCATTAGGCAACGGTGCGAACATATTCAAAGCCATTGGCCAGAGCTTAAAAGCCTTAGTAGTTCAGATAGGCATAGCGATAGCAAGGGCGGCAATATTAGCGGCCATTCTTTCAGCAAGTGGGTTAGGTGCTGCCGTTGGTGTTGGTGGATCAACTGTTAAAGGCTTTGGTGCAATATTTAGAGGATTTTTAGGAGGCGGTGCAGCGGGGCCCAATATTGGAGGTATAACTGGTGGCGGATTAGCTCTTTCTGGCGGTGTACGAATAGAAGCCAGAGGTACTGACTTAGTAGGTGTTTTATCTGGGTCTAATGCAAGAATAGGGAGGGTAGGATGAGTTACACGCTTAAATACAGGTATTCATTTAAATCTCTGGACGATAACGATTGCAGGGTAGATATTTTTATTAAAGATGCTCCTGCGGGGTTAAAAATACTAAACCCAGGTGCAAGGCCATTTGTTTTACGTGAGTTCAATGGGGATAAGGATTTTTTTAAACCCGTCAGAGGGTTTATAGCAGAACTTGAGATACTATCGGACAACGTAAGCATGGATGAATTTCTCAGCAATGAGGATGACGGTGTTCAAGTTAGGTTCTATTTTAACAACGTCAACTTTTGGACAGGGTGGCTAATGCAAGATGACTTTGAAGAAAACTGGATAGATACTTATCATTATATTACTCTTAGGGCAACTGATGGACTTGGTACAATAGGCAGCCAGCCAATGACACAGGTTATAGGTCAGCAATCATTAAACGGATTTTTAGCCATTTGTTTAGAAGAAACGCCCCTTCAATTTTTTAATTATCGAACGGTAAATAATCTGTTTTACAACGGAATGGATGACAGGTCTGATGGCGAATATAATCCATTGGATCAGATAACAGTTGACGGCAAAACTTTTGAAGGCGATACAAAAGACAAAGTATTAGACAAAATTTTAAGGGCATGGAATTTAAGCGTTTATCAGTACTTTTCTCAATGGTACGTTGGAAGGACAGAAGAATGGTTAACTAACAACATCATTCAAGGGTTAGAAAAAGAATTTACATTACCGTATAGCAGTTTTTCGAATGATTACGAAGTCAATATAGGCGTGGGTGAATTAGTAAAGCCTGTGATGCCTGAGATGCTACGAAGCATAAAAAGACCCGCCAAAAGAAATAAGATTAGTTTTTTTTATCGCTTTCCTAATCAAATTATTTGCAATCAAGATTATCAGTCTGGGGAATTTATCGAAAATCAAGCTGGCAGCGGAGTTCCTGCTGATCCACCAAAATTTAAAACAAGAAAGACGTATGAGGTAGATTGTTGGGAATTCTATAAGGGCAGACCTAATAACAACTTAGGTGCGCCAAGTGCTGAATTCTACAGAGCCGATGACATCAACGATCAAGATGAAGTAACTGAGAGCTATCTTGAGATAACGTATAATGCAACTCCGCATTTTATCGAATCGACACCCTTTTCAATCGGGTTGGCTGATAAACTAAAGTACAACTTTGAATACAGGTTTTGGAACATTGGGTTAACAGGTACTTTAAGGGCTTACCCCGGCCTTGTGGTTAAACTTGTGGGTACATCAACTACTTACTATTTAACGGCTGATTTAACGTGGAGTACGACTTACGAGGAATTGAATGTTGATTTCATTCCTACTGAAAATACAGGTGAATGGACAGAGTTTTCTAATACAGATGGATTGATGGTAACATCACCTACTCCTGTGAGTGGTGAAATTACATTCTACTTTTTACACACCATGCCAATAAACCCAGCGGTGTGGAATATTCGGAATATAGAAGTTGAAATTGAGGAAACAGACAAAAAACCTGGCATTGTTGGAGATTACGATCAATATGAATTAGCTGAAACCATCAATCAAAACTACGAGGAAGAGATATTTTTAGACGATGCAGATAATAGGCAACATAAGGGGGCATTGAATTTTGACGGAGATGTAACGGGAGATAATTGGTATAGAATGGATTTCCCATCTGAAAGGCTCACGTTTAAAAGACATAAGGCTATTGCCCATATGTTTTTAAACAAAAGGTTCAGACAAAGATTACAGGTAAGTATGTTTGGCCTCACATGGGATGACGGTAAACCTATCTGGCTGCAAAACAAGTTTGTGTTTGTGGACGATGCACCTACTAAAAAATTCATGATAGTAAACCTAAGCGAGATGGATTTTTCGAGTGCCACATGGAAAGCTGACCTAATAGAGGTTTGGGATGATGATTTAGACGATAACGATCCGGATGAATATCCGGTGCATACTTTTGCGAACATTTACAAAAAGGATGTGTAATGTGTGGAAATGTATTACTAAAATTATTGGTTATTATAAATAAATTTGTGTAATGGGAGTACAGGCCAAAGCTGTTGTTCTATACGCTCAATTAGGTAGTGTCTACTACGCTGTTGCCTGTGCAAAAGACGTGAATATTACCACCTCGGCTGATTTCTTAGAATTAGCTCCCAGAAGCTCAGTAGCATGGCGGGAGTATGAATATAACAGATTATCGGGTGTGATATCTGGATCTGGTATAACTAAGATTGATACAACAGCAAGTTTGTACACAATTTTTGATTTAGTCGGATTTCAGTTTAACAGATTGAAGTTTTTGGTAAAGTTTAGTGCGGTTGAGAATGATGTGTACAGGGTGTTTGAGTGTAACGTGCTTGTAAAGGAATTGAACATTCAAGGGAGTGCCACCGCATTTTCGTCTTATAATTACGAATTACAAATTACTGGCCCTGTTGTTATAAGTACAACACCAGTTTTGAACACAAACCCACAGATACAAGTTTACGAATACGAGGCTTCTGGTACGGTTGCTTCGCTTGTTTTGCCGTTTAGTGAGGATGCTGTTTTGGTTGTTGTTTACATAAACGGTATAAGCAAAAAAATAAACCTTCATCCAACTGGGTACGGGGCTAATGAGGTTCAGTATAATCCAGCTACTCAAACATTAGTTTTTGGAACTTCATTGACTACTGGCAATTATTTGAAAATTGTTTATGTAGACGTTGATGCTGGTTTAGCTCTTGAAGACGGATTAGGATTTGAAATTGAAGACGGATTAGGCTTTGAAATATTAGTAGGGTGATAGCGAGCATACAATATACTTGTACGGGAACAGAGCCAGGGAGCATCTACTTCAATCCTTGCAGCGGCAAAGAGATAATAGATGTTTTGGTTAATGGTTACTCTTTTCTTCATGTGGGTGAGTCATCAACGGGTGCTTATAGGGCGGTTGTGAACAATAATTATGGGCTTGTTTCATTGCCTGAGATCACTAAGGGCATGTTGGTACAAGTCATTTATAAGACTTTGCCGACTGCAATTGAGGAAATAGTTATGTCGGAATTTTCACCATCAGACTTTGCAGCGGGGGAATTTGCATGAACTGGTTAATAGAATTATTGATACAAAAAGCGAATGCGTCTGGAACTGACATTGTGAGGTGGAGTGATTTATTTGATGTGTTAGATAAATTGAAAGGGAATAACGCAGTTGATTATACTGAAAACCCGATGGCTTTTAGTGATTTACCAGAATATGCGGATGAAGCAGCCGCCACAACGGGAGGTTTATCAGGTGGCGAATTTTACCGAGACGAAGACGGTATAGTTAGACAAAAATTACAGGACTTATAAAAACATACAATGGGAAAAAAGTTTAATGAAGTTACCGCCCAGCCAAGCACTCCAAGTGATACGGACTTAGTTCTGTGGGGTCAAGCAGCAGGCTCAGGGCTTGCTTATAAAATGACATTCACGCAGCTAAAGGCAAAGTTAGATGCAATGGCAAGCCTTACAACGCTAAATACTCCAACGTTAACAGCAACGGTCATTAGTGCTACGCAGATCAACCTTTCATGGACAAACGTTCCACATGAAAGCTCTTACAAATTGGAGTGGAGTGCTAACGGTACTACCGGTTGGACGCAGATAGGTGGAACGATTGCTGCCAATACAACAAGCTTTTCACATACAGGTCTGACAGCATCAACGGCTTATTATTATCGTGTATCTGCAATTGGTGACGGGGTGACTTATGCAACAAGTGCATTCGGTACGGCCAATGGAACGACAAGTGCAGCAAGCAGCGCAACCTACCTGACCTTCCCTACTTTACCATCAGGGTTCGAGGCTTACAATTCAGCAAAGGGTATTCGCACAACATCAGGATATAC